AGTCGCCCATATTTCCTTTTTTATAAATCACTGCAGGTAGGATTTCAGCAAATATTCCTAATCCTCTTTCACTACCTACAAAGAGCATGTTCTGGAAACTTTCAATTGGAAGCCCGTCCATATCACCTTGGAAGCGGAGTAGTTTCTTTTTTATTGGATCATAATGTTTTCTGTTTATGCTTTCAAAGTGGATGTTCTGGTCCTCTTCTACATACAATTGAAGCAATGTGAATCCCCAGAACTCCGATAATATAAGTTCTTTTCTTAACTCTTTAAACCATGGTGAGCGCAGCTGTTTATTGATTACATCATCTGGCTTTCCGTTGCGCTGAAACTCAATTGGAATCTGTGTGACGCCACGTAAGCGTTTAGCCATGACGCCTGAAAGATGCAAGTCGAACGCTGCGCTTTCGTACATATCATACAGCCTTACACGGTTTGAATAATCAATGCTTTTTGCTGCATTGACTGAATTCATGTAAGTTTCAAGGTTAAAATGAAAAAGTTCAGGCATTTGTAGAACTACGTCTGGTTGTCTTAAGCCTGGTTGTGAAATATATCCACCTTGTATAATTTTATTCTTAGTTTTTTTCATAATGATTAATCAAATACTGGTCTAACTTCTTCGCTTTTAATTTGCCAATTCGAGTTGTCTGAAAGTTCATCAGAAGGAAGCAAAGGTGCTCCTTCAACTGTAATGTCGCCTTTCATAACGCCTTTAAGCCAGGTCGTTGCACGTTCGTACCTGTCTTCTCTAATCTTAGACATCTTGTAAGGATTGTGCTGGCAAAAAATATGGTAGATAGCAATGTCTAGCGCAAACATCAAGATAAGAGGATGTCTTTCTTCACCTGTTTGTGAAAAGATAGCCTGGCAATCATATTTTTTATTGAGGTAGCTTTTCATTTCAGAGATAGCTCTATCCTCGCATATTTCTATTATCTGTGGATCATAATCTGACGTGCCTTGTCTTAAAAGGCTGTCTAGTATCTCACGATGAATCGAAGCATCGTAATCTTCAAGTGATATAAAATTCTGCATAACTTAAATTGTATAAGGGTTATTTTCGTTCAGCTCGTTGTAATCAATGGTATAAACTGGTTCTAGCTCGTTTGTCTTGGTGTCTGTCATTGTCACACCGCCCTCGACGGCATCGCATCCATCGGCAGGATAAGGAAGTGAAAGCTCGAAGAGTTTAAACTGATTGATAAGCTCTTGCATGTGAGGATTGTCCTTTTCTTCTTCATTAAAGATGATGTTTCCTAGCCTATCTAAAGGCTCAAGATTAGCCTCTATACGTGTAGCTTTGTCTGTTTTCTTTCGTGTATCTTCACGAATAAACAACTGCGTTTTGCGCTTTGCACATTCGTCACGAAGTAGTGGTTTAAATACTTGTTGATAAAAAGGGTCTTGCAACTTATTATTTTCGATGTACCAATACACGTTGGTCTTCTTTGCGACATACTTATCGAGTTCAAAATACCAGCCTATAAAGTTGGCATTCGTTTCGTGTGCTAAAAATCCTTTTATAACATAGTACACGCCTTTTAACTTTCCAATGAGCCACAAGGCTTTGGTAGAACTACCTTTCTTTTTTGAGTCTGAATATGCAGGGTCGCCATAACCAATGAGGAATTGGAACTTTTTTAACGGTGGGACTTTGCCATACGCAAGATTCTTGAAAATCTTTCCTTCTGATACAGGATTGTTAAAATACTCTCCCTGCTGCGCTTTTGTACTAATCTTGGATAACGTCCTATCTATCTGCTCTTCTGTGTTTTTTGCAGGCCATGTACTTTTTCCGTTTTTGTCACGAATATTTACAACATCCCAACTATTTGCAAGTTTGCCAGCTCTGGTGATACAGCAGTCTTTTGCAATGATGTTACCACACCAGATAACCAATGTGGGTTCAGAGATAGAACGTGTTGGGTAAAGTGCTTTTTCCATCCAATCCCACTTTTTATTAAGCGTTACAGGATTTCTGCAATCCTCGTCTGTGTCGTAGTCGTCCATGTAGATAACATCAGGACGAATAGCCTCGTTGCGCATACCACGAGGCGCAGAACCAGCACCAATAGCAATGAATTTAGCACCGCAAGTGCAAGTGAACTCTCTATCTGTCCATTGACCTAATACTGGTTGCTTTCCATAAAACTGCTGTATGCGAGGGTTATTTTCAAAGTTGATTCTGTAAGGCGTCAATAAACGTACTGCTGCATCAATAGTAGCAGAAGCAAGTGCCACAAACTTCTTGCGTTTAGTGAGCGTTAGATACATCAACACAAACATTACAACGGTTGATTTTGCTAACTCTCTTGACCAAGAGAGGACCTCATACCATTCATCGTTGGCTATAAGTCGTTTAATTGCTTTTATATGGAAAGGTGCAAACTCATACTTCGCATAGCTTGGAAAGAAGTACTTTATCCACTCCACTGGATCTTTCTCCAATCTCTCACGCATTTTATCAATGTCATAACGAGATAGAGATTCGTCTATGTCTATATTTTTTGCAAGTCCTTTGTTATATTTTTCCCATATAGCAAGGGCTTGCTTATCAGTCCATTTTGCCATATTTATTTTTTGTTATTTGCTTGGTCTTTAATGAAAGCGTCAAACAAGTTATTGAACTCTTTTGCTTTATCAATATCAATGGGTCTTAGCCATGAAAGAAAGCGCATCGCTACAGATACGCAGTCAGGCACTCCAATGTCTGATTCTAGTTTCTTGATAGCACCTGCAATCTTCGCAAGTGCATCCGCTTCTTGCGTTGTTGCAAAGCGTTTACCTGGTGGTCGTGAATTAATATTGTTATTGATTTCGACAATTTGATAACTCCATTGCGAAATGATTTGCTCTGGTGTGATTGTCTTTGATGCCTTTATCTCCTGCCATTTTCCCTTTTCTGCCCACCTTGCAATCGTTTGTCTTGTCGTTCCAACTTTCTCTGCGATTTCTTCTTGTGTGTAATTGCCATCAAGATATAGCGATTGGGCAATACTTTTTTTATTTAAACTGTTCTCTTTTGCCATTGTAATTCTTTTAATAATGTGTGTGCAAAGTTCATATATTTTTTACTGAAATAAAAACGCTTTATTTATTGTATCTATTTGATTTGCAATGATATACAAATGTGCCGCAACCATGTAAAAGCCGTTTTTTTTATCGAAAAGTGCTCTTTATATTTGCAAAAAATTTACAAACGAAAATGACAAATAGCAGCATTTTTAATACCATCCCAGGCGATGGAGAAGTCGCAATTCTTTTATATGGAAATGTCGGCGCAAACCAGCAAGTAGATTCAGAGAGAGTAGTGTCAGAGTTACTTGCTTTGGAGAAGATGTACAACAAGATTGATGTGCGCATCAACAGCACTGGTGGCGATGTCTTTTCAGGAATGGCAATCTTCAACGCACTTAGAAACAGCAAGGCTAATATAACAATGTATATAGATGGTGTTGCAGCAAGTATTGCAGGCATCATTGCTTTGTGTGGAAAGCCTCTTTATATGTCACCTTACGCTAAATTGATGCTTCACGCTGTTAGTGCTGGTGCTTATGGTAAAGCATCAGAACTTCGAGAAACTGCAACCCTAGTTGAAAGTTTACAGAATGATCTTGCATCAATGATTGCAGGACGTTTAGGACAAAACAAAGAAGAGATTGTGGCTAAATACTTTGATGAGAAGGACCACTGGATTAGCGCACAAGAAGCTTTAGAAATGAAGCTAATAGATGGCATTTACGATATGAAAGGTGAAGATGTAAAAGCATCTACAACCGAGGAAATATACAACTATTTTAATAACAGGCTTGAACAGCCTTTAAATAATAATGAAATGACGTTAAAAGACCACTTAAAGGGCGTTGCATCATTTGCAAATTTCGCAGACGACAACGCAATTTTAGCTCATATCAATGAGCTTGAGAATGCAGCAACTAAAGTTGAAGCACTTGAGAATGCAGTTAATACTTACAAAGAGAAGCTGGCTGTGTTGGAACAGAAAGAAATTACCTCTTTCATTGATAAAGCTATTGCAGAAGGTAAAATTACCAACGAGCAAAAAGAAAGCTTTACAAATCTCATGAAAAGTGATAGAAAAAATACAGAAGCATTGATTAATTCAATGAAAGCAAATCCTTTTGTAAAGGCATCTTCTGTCTTTGCTCCTGAGAACAAGGGTGCAGAAAATATCGCTAATAAGAGTTGGGACGAACTCGACCAAGCTGGTGAGCTCGCAACCCTTCGTGCTGCTTCTCCTGAAACTTTCAAGGCAAAGTATAAAGAGAAGTTTGGAATTGATTATAAGGAGTAATCCTCTGTAATACATCTCACCTACATTTACTTATTATTTACTTATTTATTGGTTTAAATTAAAACAAAATTACAATGGCATTAAACAAAGAAATTTGGCAGCAGTCTTTGGTGGAAAACTTCTATCCATCAAACTCGTTTGCTGAAAAATCAGTAGACGATTCAGTTCACGTTTCAAATCACAAGGTGCACATTCCTAATGCTGGTGCTCCTTCAGGTGTGAAAAAGAATCGCCAAACCAAACCTGCAACTGTGAATCAACGCACAGACCACGACTTGGAATACGTAATCGACGAGTTCACAACTGATCCTATCTATATTCCAAATATAGACACAGTTGAGTTGTCTTACGATAAGCGCAACAGCGTCTTGCAAAATGACAAGTCACAACTTCAAGAAGAAGCACATGTTAGCTTGCTTGAGTGTTGGGGTAAGTTAGTTCCAAAAGAGCAGGTAATCCTTACAACAGGAACAAAAGAAAGAGATGCACACACTTCTGCTACTTCAATTGGAAAGCGCAAGCGCATCTGCAAAGAAGATGTTATTAACTTGATGACAAAATTTGATGCAGATAACATTCCAGAAGGCGATCGTTATTTGCTCTTAGATGCATACATGTACGCTGATTTGCTAGCTGATTTAGCAGATACAGATAAGTGGGCTTTCGCAAATTCGACAGACGTTCAACGAGGTATTGTTGGTAAACAGAGTGCATTCGCTTCTGCGGCAGGATTCAATGATCCTAACTCTTTAACAAGTAAAATAGTTGCTAACAATGAAAAACGAAAAAAAGACGAAGAAGATGAGTTTTTAAATTACTAATCCGTAATGGATTACATTTAAATAACATTTTTATACGAAAGGATATTATTATATGGCTACATATGGTGATTTAAGTTTTGATTCTCTTATCAATTCATTGTCAGAGAATCATACAGATGTTACTACAGAAGGAGCATTTGATCCGGCTGATGCATTCTTTAGAATGTATACTGAATCGGAGGAAACTTCAACAGATGATGAGACTGTTAAATATAAAAAGGTTGACAGTGGATTCATCGCAAAGGTTAAGATGAGTATCAGAAAGCTCGTTGACACTGTTATTGCTTTCATCAATGATAAGATTGATTCTCTTAAGCAGACTATACTGAACAAGCAGTATGAGAAAATGCTTAAGGTTGCAGAAAAGAATAAGGATAGTGTGGGTGAGAATATTAAAGTTATCGATTACAAGGATATCAGTAAAATGATAGATGAGCTTGAAAAGCTTGGAAATGAGGCTGAGAGCATTGTACATCTTGCATCTGAGAGTCCTGAAAAGATTGATAATGAAGGTGAAGGAAAGCTTGCTGAACTTGAGAACAAGGTAGACAAGTTGGTTGACGGTGCTATTGTATATGATAAGACAATAAATATCGCAGTGGGTGCCGGTCTTACAGCAACACAGATGCTATACCGTAAAGCACTTCTCCAGAATAAGTTTAAGTTCGACTACAACTATATGGAGA